TGAAAATAAATTCACAGTTAAACCAAAAATGGGAACATTGAAAAAATCATCATTAACTACTAAAGCAGAAACTAAAGAAGGTTCAATGATGTCAAAACCTGTGGTTGGTAAAGGTGTAAAAACTGGTTCAGCTAATAAATTTGAATATAAAGAAGGTAAAAAAATGGAGGCTAAAGAAGCTTCTATGACCGTTAAACCTAAAGGTGTCGGTATGAATTTATCTCCAAAGAAATTCAAATACAATGAGGGTGAAGTTGAAGAAAACTATGGTTCTAAAAAACACGAATACAGACGTAAGGATGTTGATGGTGTTGAAAAGAAAGCTGGTGAAAAAGGTGGTCATTACAAAGATTACGAAAAAGAGGAAACTAAAGAAGCGGCTAGAACTTTATCTAACGGTACAAGAAACTACCCAATGAGAAAAGGATTACCTAAAATGAAAGTTAAACCTAATTCAGCTCTTTCTGAAGAAGTAGTACGTTTGAGAGAAAAGAATGACGAGTATAGAAAAGCTTTGAATGTATTCAGAGAAAAATTAAATGAAGTTGCGGTATTCAACTCAAACTTGGCTTACGCTACAAGATTGTTTACAGAACATACAACAACTAAACAAGAAAAAATCAACATCTTAAGAAGATTTGATGACGTTGAATCATTGAAAGAATCTAAGTCTTTGTACGGCTCTATCAAAAACGAATTAACAAACAATAATCAAAGTGTTGTAACTGAATCTATGTCTAAGATTGAAAAATCTCCATCATCAGGTTCGGCTCAAAACTTAATTGAATCTAAGACATACGAAAATCCACAATTCTTAAGAATGAAGGATATCATGTCTAAAATAGTAAAATAAAAATAAACATAAAACTAAAAACAAAATAAAATTAAAATGGGTGCATTATTAGAAAGCGGTCTAGTTGGTAACATTGGGTTGAAACACTTAAAAGTTATCAAAGAAGACACAATTAACAAATGGGATAAACTTGGCTTTTTGGAAGGTTTGAAAGGTCACATGAAAGAAAACGTAGCTCAGTTGTATGAAAACCAAGCTTCTCACTTAATCAATGAGGCTTCTTCAACTTCTGACTCTGGTTCTTTTGAAACAGTTGTTTTCCCAATCGTGAGAAGAGTATTCTCTAAATTATTAGCTAACGACATCGTGTCAGTACAAGCAATGAACTTACCAATTGGTAAATTGTTCTACTTCGTACCTAAAATTCAAGGTTATTCTGGTGGTACATCTGCTGATGGATACTTTGGTCAATCAGGAGCTCACTACGCTCCAATAGGTTCTCCAGGAAACTACCAAGGTAATCCAGATAATGGTTACACAACTATTCCTGCTGGTGGTGGTGATTACAATCCTATTTTTAATAAGGATTTGTATGACTTATTCTATGAAGGTAACGAAGCTGGATTAAATCCTCCTGGTTTGTTTGACTATTCTAAAGGTCAGTGGACTGCTGTTACAGCATCTACTGTAACATACGCATGGGATTCTGCTGGTTACTTGGTACCTTCAGCATATTCTGAAAACGTAGGTGCTAATTACAGAAAAGTTATCATTGTTATGAGTGGATTCTCAAGCGCAGGTGCTGGTCAATTGATTGGTCCTAACGGTAACACAATGGATACTGAAGAATTCTTATCAGGTTTGAACATTTTTGGTGTTTCAAATAACGCAACAACATCAGCAAACACAAGAAATCCTTACTTATTTAGAGTTGTAACTCAAAGATATGGTAAAGGTATTGTACAATACGGAAACACTGTAAATACTACTTGGCCAACAGGTGGTAATTCAGGTGGTTCATATTACAATGTGTGTGACGCAAACGGTTTCATTTTCTTGGAAATTGACTTACAAACACCAGTATGTATTTCTTGTGGTGACACATCTCCTGATGGTTACACAGGTTCTACATTCTCATCATCAACAGCTGCTGACAACGCATTCCTTGCTATTTACAGAGTGTATAAAGAGTTGGAATTCGAAGACCAAATTGGTGAAGTTTCTTTCGACCTTGAATCAGTTACTGTTTCAGTTACAGAAAGAAAATTAAGAGCTCAATGGTCTCCTGAATTAGCTCAAGACGTTGCA